AAGCATGTCAAATATAAAGAGAATTAAAGTATCAATAGTAGCTTATATGGATAATGAATTACCACCAACTATCAAAGACTTATTTAATAAAGCAGATAAGCCAGAGAATATAGATGTATATATTTACAATCAAGATACAGTAGATTATGTATATAAAGGTAAATATAATGTTAATATATTTCATATTACACCAGAAGATAGTGATGGTTATTCTTCTTGTAGATATGAATTAAATGAAGAGATTATTAAAGATGGAGATGATAAGGATTATTATTTACAAGTTGCACCTCATAGTAGATTTGCTGAAAATTGGGATAGTATTTTAATAGAAGAATATGAAACACTAGCTAAAGAAAATGATAAATTTATATTATGTCATAGACAACATGAATATGATTTGCCTAATAATATTAGAAGTGCACCATATTTCTATGCACCTATTATAGATTGGAATACACAAACTATAACAGGTAGAGAGAAGACTAGTATAATTTCAGATAAAACATTTGAAGTTACTTCTTTTCAAGCAGGTGGAGTATTCTGTAAATTAGACTGGGTTAAAGATGTTAAAGTTAATCCTGAGATATTCTTATGGGGAGAAGAAACTGATATACCTTTAAGAACATTTGGTGCAGGTTATAAAATGTTTCATTTACATAAACCTGTATGTTATCATTTATATCATCAGAAGAATAGAAAACAAGTAGGTAGGTTATATGAGCCTGAAAGATATGAAACTAGAAATAATAGAGGTAAAAAAATAGTATTTAATAAGTTAATAAACTATGAATATCATAAGCAAAAAGAATGGATGGAGTTAAATAACTTAAACTATAATAAATTATATGAAGTATATAATCAATTTATCAATGGATATAATTTAACAGCAGAACAGAGTAATTTCTGTAATAATGTAGATAATAGAGTAACTCAGATGAAATTAGATGGTGTTATTAATAAAAACTTCGATGAATTATTGTTTGCAATCAATAAGATAAATGATATAATTACAGACTATGAAAAAAAATTAAATAAAAACTTGACAAACTAAACAAAGTATGCTATAAAGGAAATATCTAACAAAGAAAGAGGAGAAAAAAATGACAGAACTATTTAATAAACTATCAAAGATAAATGTAAATGATAAAGTAGAGAAGAAGGGAAACCTTTCTTATCTTAGTTGGGCTTTTGCAGTAGAAGAAATATCTAAAGCTTGTCCTGACTTTACTTATTCAATACATATGTTTGAAGATAATAATGGTAATCAGTTACCTTATATGTATGATGAGAGAACTGGTTATATGGTTATGACATCAATTACTATAGACAAACAAACTAAAACAATGTGGTTGCCTGTAATGGATTTTAAAAATAAATCTAATATGGATGCTAAGATGACAGATATAAATAAAACACTTATGAGATGTTTAACAAAGAATATCGCCATGTTTGGATTAGGATTATATATATATGCAGGAGAAGATTTACCAGATGCTAATACAGAGGTAAGTAAACCTGCTACTCAACCTAAGGTTGAAGTTAAACCTAATAAAGAACAGGCTACTTTAAGTAGTATGTCAGTAGAAGCTAACTTAAAGGCTATTAACGAAGCTAAATATGTAGAAGAATTATCTGAACTATATAAAGGCTGGAAAGATTTACAAGGTATGGACTCTGATGCTTATAATAAGTTATTAAGAGCAACTAAAGCTAAGAAACAAAGTGAAGGCTGGAAATAATGATTATTCATGAGGAGATAGAGCAAGGAACACCAGAATGGCATGACTTACGTAGAGGTAAATTAACTGCGTCTCATGCTACTTCTATAGGTAATTGTGGTAAAGGTTTAGATACATACTGTGTAGAGAAGGTAGCTGAGAGATTATCATGTGGTGAATTAGAACATTACTCTAATAGACATACTGATAGAGGTAATGAATATGAACCAATGGCTGCAACTATGTATGAATTAGAGACTGGTAATACTACCAAGGAAGTAGCCTTTGCAGAGTATAATGATTATGTAGGTTGTTCTCCTGATAGATTATGTAATGAAGATGGTTTAATAGAGATTAAATGTCCAGACGATAAAGGATTTTTATATGCACTATTAGGAGCAGATATTAAATCAGAATATAAATGGCAAATGCAGATGCAGATGTTAATCACAGGAAGAAAATGGTGTGATTTCGTACAGTTTAATCCTAACTTCAAGAAGTCTATGCTTATTAGAAGAGTATATCCTGATAAAGAGAAGCAAGATAAGTTATTAGAAGGATTTAAATTAGGTGAACAAAAGATAAAAGAAATAGAGGAAAAAGTAAATGCAGTTCAATAAAAAAAATAAAGTAACTAAGAAAGAACTACAAGAACAGATTGTACATTATAAGACATTATGTGAAAATCATATGGAAGGTATTAATAAACTTGTAGCTAAACTAGTACAAGAAGTTGCTAAGACTAAAGATAAAAGAGAGAAAACTAAATTGAAGAAGAAATATATAGATTTTTTAGAGACTCTTATCCAACCTTTAGATAAGGATAAGTATATTATTAAACAATGGTTTATACCAGTACCAAAGAAAAGGAAATAATATGTCAGAAGGAAATAAATTTGATAAAGATAAATTAAGATTAGATTTAATACCAGTAGAAGTATTAGAAGCATTAGCTGAAGTATTAACTTTTGGTGCAAAAAAATATGATGCCAGAAACTGGGAAAAAGGAATGAACTGGAGTAGAATCTATGCAAGTGCACAGAGACATTTACTGCAGTTTTATAAAGGAATTGATATAGATGAAGAAAGTGGTTATCCTCATTTGTATCATGCATTAACGAATCTTGCATTTCTAGTAACATACTATGATAGAAGTGTAGGTAAGGATGACCGTGTAATTATTAACAAAGGAGAAAAATAATGACAGAACAAGAATTTGTACAAGGATTATTCGTAGATAAGAAAACATTTGACTGGGGTGAAATTACTACTCTAAGTTTCAAAGTAGAAGAAATCGTAGAATGGTTAAATAAGAATAAGAATGATAAAGGTTATGTTAATGTAGATATTAAACAATCTAAATCAGGAAAACCTTATGCAGTAAAGAATACTTTTGTTCCTAAAGCTCAAGCTGAAAGTAAGCAAGATGACTTTAGTGATGAAATACCTTTTTAAGAAAAAAGTAAGAAAAGGTTACATTAATTAAAATTATATGTTATAATGAAATTGTAGCCATAGGTATTTCGTAATTTTTCCCTATGGCTATACTTAACTAAAGAAAGGCAAATATTATGGAAGATTTAATTTATCAAGTAATTACATTAATCTTATCAGTAACAGGTGCATGTGCATGGATTGCTACAAGATTAAAAGAAACACCTGAAAACAAATGGTTAGCTTTATTATATAAAGTAGTTAACTATGTAGGTGCTAATGTATTCCACGCAAAAAATAAGGTGGACTAATGAATACGTACGTTATACTAGTAGTGGTTTCAATCCTGTTCTCACTACTAGTTATAGCTTATAGAGCAGGTAAAAAGATACAACAAAATAAACAGTTAAAAGAAGATGTAAGGAGTTTAAATAATGCAAATAAGATTCGTAAAAATAATAGCAGTCTTACTCGTACTCAACTTCTTGACAAGCTGCACTCACTGCGTAAATGAGTGTAGTTTTTCTTTTGACTTAAATGATAAGGCTATAGAGAGACTATCAACAGAGAATATTAGAACTATAATTAGTATAGAGGAATACTGTAGGTAGTTATATAAGGAGATAAAGAGTGAATAAGAGAAAAGAAGATTGGGCGAATGACGATAATAAGTTTGATATCGATTTAAGAAGAGGACAGTTAGCTGAGAGTGAATTAGTAAAGGTATTATGTTCAGATACTATAGAAGTAAAGAGAGATTTCTTAGCAAATAAGACAGGTAATATAGCAGTAGAGTTTGAAAGTAGAGGAAACTTATCAGGTATATTAACTACAGAAGCAACTCATTGGGCTTTCGTTTTAGATAATATGACAATCATAGTAGAGATATCTAAATTAAAGAAGTTTATGGATAATACTAATAGTAAGATTGTTAAAGGTGGAGATGATAATACAAGTAAAATGGTTCTTATACCACTAATGGAGTTATTTAGATATGCTTAATACTAGGGCTCAAAGAGCAATACAAAAGAATAGATTTGTTGCACTTAAAGATTATGGTTTTGCACAAACTATTAATTATGCAGGTAAAGATAGAGAAATGTTTTTAAAGATGTGTAAACGTATAGTTAAATATATAGAAGCTAAAGCATTTGTAGATGGTAAATCAGTTGGTGTACAGAACTATATAGATAGTAGAAAAGGTATTAGGGGGAAACAGAAATCTAATGAAAAGTAAAGATGTATATTATTATAATATAAACCCTGTTCCTAAACCTAGAATGACACAGGCAGATAGATGGCGTAAACGCCCATGTGTATTAAGATATTTTGATTTTAAAGATAAGGTTAGAGAATTAGATATTAAGGTAGATAATGGAGACCATATCATATTTGTACTTCCTATGGCTAAATCATGGGGTATGAAGAAGAAGAGAGAAAAATGTAGGCAACTACATGACCAACGTCCCGATAAGGATAACTTAGAAAAAGCTTTATTAGATGCAGTCTATGATGAAGATTGTGAGATAGCAGATACTAGAGTAACAAAAATATGGGGGTATAATGGGGAGATAATTATAATAAAGGGAGAATATACTTGGACAGAAAAGTTATTCGCCCAATTAGAGGATATGTGCAATAAATTAATCAATAAATAGGAAGGGAAAGTTAGATGCAAGAAGATATTATATTAAACACAGAAGAAAGAACACCGTGTGAAGTGTGGACAAGAGTTATGGGATATTATAGGCCTACTAATAGATACAACCAAGGAAAAAAATCTGAATATAATGAGAGAATATTCTTTGAAGAGAAATAAAAAAAAGCCCCTTAATTGGGGCTTAATTATTGTCTTTAGTAATATATTTATTCTACTATATGTCCTTGTGCTATTACTTGAAAGCTATCCAATCCTGTCAAATCATCTTGTATAATACATTGAAACTCATCATTAGTATCAGCTGATAGTCTTACAACAACACCATTTTTATCTTGTCCACTGAAACTTCTTCTTCCTCTTAACCCATATAATCCTGCTGGTCCTAAAGTATCAGGTATATAAGTTACATCATACATATGAGCAGCTAAATCTCCATTAGTTTTAGCATTAAATATATTTTTAGTAATACCGTCTACTTTTCTAAAAACTATTCCATTTGTTAATGCTGCAGCACCACCAAATTTACCATCGTCCATAGCTGTAGCATCTGTAATTGATATTAAAAATCTTGTTATATCCCACTTAGTACCTGCTGTTAAATTAGCTGGGCTTACTGAGAATATAACTGGAGTTGCACTACCATTTACATTCATATTTTCTGTTCTTTCACTACAACCTCCTGCTGTTGTAAATGCGAAGTCTAAAGGTGTATCTAAAACTATATCCCAATTACTAGCATTTGCTGAATGACTTAATATTTGTCCTTGATAAAAAGCTGTTCCTTCTTTAAAACATACTGCATTACCATCTGTTGGCTCTGCGTCTGATGTTATTGTTACTGTTGTATCATCTATAGATGTATTAGTTGTTATTACTAATTCTTGTATTATTCTACTTAAATGTAAATCAATTATCTCCGTTGTTTGGTCTTGTACATTTACATCCAAACCATTATTAGTTACATTAGCAAATTCTCTTGTTTGTGGGTTATATGGTAAAACCCTAGTTACTGTATTAAATATTCTTCTCATAATAATCCTCCTTATGTCTTATTAGATTTTTCTTTCTCTTCTTTCATTTTATGTTTTCTTACTTCCCATCTATGCATCCAATGGTACCATGCATCTATAACTTTAAATATAGTATATATTAAAGTAAATACTGCAATAAATAAACCAAGCCAAGTTGTTGCATTAGATACCCATACAGGTGCTGTTATTCCTGCAGGTATTACTACTGCATCAGTTTTTGTTAACATAGTATGTTTCATATTCTATTTCTCTCTTTCATAATTTTATTTAAATAAATACTAGGTAAGAACTCACCCTTGTATTCATAACCTTTAATATGATTTAATATATGCCTACAACTTCTTAAACAGTTTAATCGTAACCATAATGTTCTAGCTTGCCTAGCTCTCTGTGTTAATAATAAATTTATATCATAAATATCTAACTTACTGATAGAATAACCTGTGTCAATAACTATATATTTATTGTTAATATCTTGTTTATTATACTTTATTTTTTGCATAGTAGATTTATTATACTTAAATTGATATAAATAATCTCCTGCAATTATACCAAAGCTAGATACAGGCTCCCCAAACCAGCTAAAGATATTTTGTTTTAAACTCTTATTCTTTCTATAGAATACTAAATTTACATTATTAGGATTTATCTCATCACTTACAATATTGTAATTTCTATTATAAATATAAGATGATATTATTGATAATAATATTAACTCTATTATAAAGAACCTAGTAAAGAAATTATAAAAGAATAAATCAGTTATTAGAGTAAAGATATGATATATCATTAAGAAACCAAATACACTTCTTCCTCTAATAGAATCTGTCTTCATCCAGAACCATCCACAAAAGAATATAAGTAATGATTCTATCTGCATTAACAGTTCAGCTATTATGTGATTATCTGAATAAAATATTAAATAATTAATAATAACTAAACTGAAAATTAAAAACATATATTAACCTGTTATATCCATTGTTACCCAACCACTATCTATATCAATATCTAACACTTGTTCTTTTGTTGTACAAGATAATATTTGACCTGTTAAAGTATTATAGTTACCCCAATTTATTCTTGATTTATCTATAACACTATCTAATATTGATATTGAATCTTCTCTAGAATTAAAACTATATAATGTATTATTTGAACATCTCCAAGTATGTAAATATGTTTTAGAATTATAAACTGTATCGTCTATACTATTAAGATAAGATAACCTGCTTTCCATAGCAGTGAGACTATTATCATCTGATTGGAAATACTTATCGGTATCTACTTTACATAATCTAATAATTATATCTTTTTTAAATCTTAATCTTTTAATTTTACGCTTCTTATGTTCTTCTAAAGGTCTTATTGGGTCAGCAGGTTTTGTAAAAATAGAACCATTATAAGTCCACCCTTTATCTACATATTCAGGACATTCAACTCCTGCATTACCATCAATAACCACATTAATTACTAATCCATCTTCTATAATTGCTTTTCTCATAATCTTCTCCTTAATACCATGTTATAACAGCTAATCCAGCACCACCAGCACCACCAGCAGTCCCACCAGTTCCAGCACTACCACCAGCTCCGATTACAATAGTTAAATTAGCAGCATCATCATATTTAATACATAAACCACCAGCACCACCACCAGCTCCAGCTTTAGTAGCAGATTTACCTCCACCACCACCAGCACCTAAGCCACCAGCCTCTCCTGTTAAAGCTGCAATATTAACTCTTTCTCTAGCACCAGCACCACCATAAGCACCACCAGCACTACCACCACCACCAGTGTAGTCTTCTGAACCATAACCTCTAGTTCCACCTTCTCCGAAGTAATTTAAATCTCCACCTGAAGCTGTACCACCAACACCTCCATCTTCTTTAGAAGCACTATCTCCAGTACCTCCAGTACCACCATTTGCTGTTAATGTAACTGCTGCATAGTTTACTGTTGATGTTCCACCTGTTCCTGCATTATCTCCATCAGAGGCTCCACCACCTCCGCCTCCACCATGAAGTTCTATAAGCATTTTAGTTGCTCCTGCTGGAACTGTAAGGTTACTTGTAGAAGTAACAAATTGAACTTGTGGTACAAAAGCTGCTCCAAGAGTCTCTATTTTATCATATATAGCATTCTTAGTTGGTACTTCTACTGAAGCATCCCAACCTACTCCATAAGCTTCATCTGGCACTGATATATCTCCAGAGAATGTTCCACCTGTTAAATTAGCTTTTAAATCTAATTCATTTTGTAAATCTGTTTGGTCTGATAATGTTCCTCCAATTGTCCCCCAGTCAGCACTAACACTATCACCTTTATTAGCTAAATCATCCCAATATGCAGTTCCTCCAACTACAGGAGTTTGTCCTGTACCTGCTTGTATACAAATAAAAGAAGAACCTAAATATGTTACTGCATCATTTAATGCATAAGCTGTTCCTGCGTTATATGTTCCTTGCCATTCTATCTTAGCTACTTCAGCTGCTGCTGCACTTGCTGCTGCATTAGTCTCACTAGTAGCTGCATTAGTCTCACTAATACCAGCATTTGTTTCAGAAATACCTGCTGCTACTTCACTAGCTGCTGCATTTGTTTCTGATGTTGCAGCATTAGATTCTGATGTTGAAGCATTACTCTCTGATGTTGCTGCATTCGTTTCACTTATAGCTGCTGCTGCTGCACTTGCTGCTGCATTAGCTGCATCTACTGAAATTTGAGATACAGTTGTACCTGAGTTTTCAAAGTTACCATCAGATGTCCATACAGGAAATTCACCTTCTTCTGCAACTGGTAATTGTATTGGAGTACCACTATCATCTAAAATATTAGATTGAACTCCACGAGATAATTGTTCTTGTAATTGTTGGTCTATTAATACACCTTTATCGTACTCTCTTTCACATTCTTCAGGTGGAAAATCTCTTTTACCTAAATTTAATGTTTGTGTTAAGTCTTGAATACTTTGTAATACTACCTTATCTGCAACTACAGCTAAAGTCGCTGCATCTGTGATAGTCAGTATACCTGTACTATAAGTAGTAGATATTGTGTATTTATCACTGGTAATATCCTGTACTTTTGTACCATCATTATCATATAGTGATACAAATAAGTCAGTACCATCTTGTATACGAGGGTATGAAAATTCATCTACCACATTATCCCAAGTATATATCTTCTTATTGTCTGTTGTTGTTACTGTCATAATTTACTCCTTTATATTTTATACCAGTTTAAAAAATAATATGCTTATTTCTTTATTTCTTCTTTAATTTTCTTATATTTACTATTTGCTTGTCTAGCTTTTCTTAAAATTCTCTCTTTAAGAGGTTTTATAGCATCAACCTTCTCTTTATTAGTCATAGTAGTAGATTCATTTATTTTATCTATCTTTTTATTAAAACTAGAAATATCTTTAGCTGCAGTATTAAGAATATTAAATCCTCTATCTTCAACTCTAAATTTCTCTTTTAATATAGCTTTCTCCTCACCTTTAGCTCTAGAGATAGATTTATGAGCTTGTCTAGCTTCATTTAAATCTTCAAAGAAATTAGATATAGATTTAGCTTTAAAGCCTGTAGGAGCTTCCTTAACAAATGTTCCTACAAATGGCAAGTCTTCTACAGTTTTAGCTCTCTGTGCTGTCTCTATTCCTTGTCTTTCTTCAAATCTTTTTAATCCATAATCTAATAAGAATTCTGCATATTTAGCTGAACCAGCCATAGTTGAACGGAATCCATGTTGAATCATAGCAGGAGATACATTAAACTCTTCTCCTAATTTCTTAGTTATTTCTGGAGTAGAACGATTATATCTATCTTGCGGTAATAAATCTGCTTTCCATTCAGGATAAATATTATTTCCTGTAAAGAAACTATAATTAGTCATTGTTTCAACAGCCCACTGAACTGAGTTAGGCATAAATCCTCCAACATCAGCTACAGGAGATGAAGTACTCCAAATTTCATCAATCATATCTTTAACACTATATCTCATCTCAGGTTTATCACCTTTATAACCTGAAATCATAGCCTTTTCTGGAATAGTACCAAATAGAGAACCTAATAAATGTGCTCTAGGAATAGGTATTACTTTACCATTTATAACTAGATTAGAGAACATAGCTCTCTGCCAGTCAGGTATTTCTAAATACTTTTCTCTATCTTCTTCTGGTGCTTGATATAACATATAATAAGATATAATTAATTGAGGGATTGTTATAGTTGGTATTGCTCTCATAGCAACTCTTTTAGGATTATTAATCAACTCAGATATAGTTTTACGTGTACCACCAATACTAGCTGAAAAAAATGCTTTATATTTGTTTATTTCTTTAGCTTTTCTGCCTGCTATTGTGAAATTTAAAGTTGCATTTTTTGCTTCAGATATTGCTTCTATATTAGTTGCCCCTTTATCTAATGCAGTTAAATATATCGACATTCTATTAGACATTTCTGATACTAAGCCTGCATGTTTGAATGCTTTTATAATATTGCCTTTTGTAACTGGTTCTCCAATTAATTTTTTATAATCTAATGATAATTTATCTAATTTTGATAATTCGTTTTGTGTTAATGTATGTTCAAATGAACCACCTTCTGAAATAAATTGTTTATATAAATCACCATTTCTAATAACTTCATCTAAACCTTTAAATATATTCTTAGTAGAGATACCATATTTAGATTGCACATGCCCTGCTACTAAGTCTCTTACCCAGTTCTTTACCCAGAATGCTGGTTCAAATGCTGTTGCAAATGCTCTAAATACTGTAGTATGTAATTCTGCAGCTCTAAATGGTATATTTAATTTATGATTCATCCAATTTAATACATTAGTATCAAATCCTTTCATTTCATTATATATATCTTCTGGCACGTTATAAAATACCTCTTTACCATTTTCAAATACAGATAATTTGCCTTCTGAATATCTAGACTGCCTAAATATAGTTTTCCCATCTACTTCAATAGGAACTGTTTTTTTATCAGATTTTTCTGCTAATCCTTGTTTAACTAAAGTATCAACTATTAATTTATTTCTTTTATTAGTCTCTGCAGTTGCTATAATGTCATGAGTATTACCAATTATACTTTCTATAAAGTTTTTAAACTCTACATCTTGTATATCACCTAATCTTTTAATACCTTTTTTAGCTTTCTTCTTCTTCTTACCATCTACTTCAACTTCCTTCTTCTTAATAGGAATATAGTGAGGGTTTTCTTTTAATATTGCATTAAATTCAGTTTTGCTTAAAACTTCAGCATCTACTAATTTTTCTAATATTTTTGTTTGGAAATCATATACTTCTTCTGAAAAAGTATCAAACCAAGCAATATCATCTCCGTATTTATTTTTAATATTTTGTATATCTGCATTAGCTTTATCTAGTTTCTTTTGACTAACTGTAATATCTTTTCTTGACTCTGCATCTAATAATAGCCTTCTGGATACTAAGTAATCATTCATATCTTGTAATCTAGTTTCTAAATTACCTTCTATTGGAATTATCTTATTACTCCAATCTTCAACCACTGCTTTTAGTGATTTACCTATAACCTTATTAGAACCATCTTCTTGTCTTTCTAATACACCTACTTGTAAATTTGCACTAGAAAAGCCAGATAAACCACCTATAAAGTCTAATGATTCACTTACATCAGATGATAAATCTCTGATATTACCTTTATCATCTAATAATTCATATCTTGTCTGCTTTAAGAAATCTTTAGTTGACTTAATAAATGGACTTTCTTGTTCTAATACAAAAGGAGCATCTTCTAAAGATTCTGTATCTAATAAATTATTCATATTAGTAGCTTGTACACTATCACCTATAACTGTTGAATCATAATCAGTTGTCGGTGCAGGCAATTCCTTATCTGCATAATTATCTAACTCTGATTGTGTTAAACTAGATGTTATATCTGTAGCTTTTTTATTTCCATATCTTTTAGATAATGAATTCTCTACTACAGCAGAAGAAGCACTAACAACACCACCAATACCTGCTAGCCCTGCAATAGCTAATCTATCTTGTAAATTACCTTTAATTATATTTATAGCACCATCAGCATCTACATCTCCACCAGTTAAAGCTACTCCTGCATTTAATATATTAGCAAATTCTTCTTCAGGAATCTCTAATAATCCATCATATCCTACTTTAGAAAATAGTTTACTTAACTTAGGTGGTATTCCTGTATTCTTCCCAACACCTTTATATATAGCTTGTTGTATTTGTTGTGGTACTTCTATAATAGCTGATGTAATAGGAGTCTTTGGTAATAATTTAGTTCCACTCTTATATAAATATTTTAATCCTTTTCCTGCTAATTTACCACCTACAAACTCTGACACTACTTCACTAGATTGATAACCTAATGTCATAAATGCAGCTTTAGTTGGAGACTCTTTAGATTCTCTTACATATGCCTCACCTTTATCAGTAATGGTCATTCCATCACTAAATCTTCTCTCATTATAATTTGCAATAGTAGAAGGCATAAGAGAAGCTGTTGCTATCCCTGTTCCTACAGTTCCTCCAATTTTCTTCCCTAAACTTTTCTTTACAGCTTGTTTTACAGTTGTTTTAATAGCTTTTTTACCAGAAGCTACAACTCCACCTGCTAATACTAAATCAGTTGCAAATGCAGGTATAGCAGAACCTATGTAACCAATTTTAGCACCAAGAGAAAAACCTCTCTTTTCTTTTTCAATTTCTAACTTCATAAAGTTATCTAATTTATCAATAGCTTCTTGATTAGGTTCCTTACCTTCTGCCATTCCTTGTGCTATCTCATTAAGAAATGCATAATCGAAAGCTTGTTTAGCTGTTCCTGCTACTGGTGTAACATCTTCCCAATCTATAAATTTATCTAACTCATCAAAAGTAATTGGATTATTATCAAAAGCTAATAATTCTTCATCAGAAAAATACTTTCTAGCTAATGCTTCATTTATATCTTGTTGCTCTGTTATTTCTTTTGTTACTTCTGGGACTTCATCTGGAGATATTAAATTAGCATTAAAATTTATATTCTGTTTTTCAGGTGTAATATTAGTATCTAAAGGAATAAATTCCTCAGATAATATATCTATAGACTGTTTCTCAGATGTAAAATTATCGCTTAATATATCTACCATTTATCTTCTCTCCACTTTTTTAATATATGCCTTAATTACTTCCTCTTCAGAAATCCCTCTGCTCTTAGCAGTGGAAAGAACTTGGGCCCTTGTAATATTATATTTATCATAAAATGTATTTATATCAGTCTTTTGATTATATACATTATCAACTGCAATTAGACCCTGCTGTCTTCTTTTATTTTGTATCTCTGTAGCAATTTGATTAGCTATTCCTCTTTGTTGATTTTTATCTAACTCTCTACCATCAATTATATTAAAGTATTCTATAGTAGCTTGCCCTCTATAATCAGGTGTTAAAGTATTATTAAATACTTCATTTGCAGGAGTCATAGACCATTGTATATCTTGTACAGCTTTTGCATTTTCAGCTGATGAATATTTAACTGTCTCTCTAGTTATTTTACCAGCATCTTCTTTAGTTAAAGTTCCATTTGCTTGTGCATTAACAATTTCTGTTTGTAAATTTTGCATTCCTCTTAGATATTCTTTATAATCCTCTGGAGCTGATTCTTTCAACATTGATAATCTTTGAATAAATCCTGAATACACATCAGTACTTGTTTTAGCTGTTACTGCTTCTTTTGAGGTTAATAGTTTTTCTAAACTAGTAGCAAATGATTTAGTAACATCTCCTTGTAAACTTAAACTAGTAATTGCAGATTCTATATCCTCACTAGTACTTTCTGGATTATTTATAATCTCAGAAGCTGACGTGATAGTTATTGTGTCTGTTTTAGTATTATTAAGAAGAAGTTCTTCATTTAATACTTGTCTTCTTTTGTTAGCAGCATTTGTTATTTCTTTTTTTTGTTTTGAAGACATATTATAAGTATCAATGGTTTCTAAAACTTTATCTGGGTTATCAAATAAATCTCTTTCAGCTGCTTGTACTCCCCATTCATTTTGGATTCTATTTAATGAATCAAATCTTTCTTCTAAAGAAATAAATCCTTTTGCATATGCATCTTCTGTATTAGCCTTTGCATTTACTATAGATTCTTGTCTCATCTCTAAATTAGGTGCTAATCTATAATTATCAAATTCTAATTTATTAGCTATCCCAAAATGAGATTTACCTGTTTTTATCATTTTATTATTAAAATCATTAGATAGTTCTATATTATTATATGATGCTTTATGATTTATTTGTGCACCATATTTCTTTCCTATATCTGAATCAGGTAACTGACTTAATGAATTTTCTAATAATGTATTATACTCATTTTGCCATTTTTCTTTATTTTTATAATCTATATCTGTATCAGCCTGTTGTTTTAATTCTGCAGATTTAATATTATATTCATTTAATGTAGATAAAGATTTCTCAGTATCTTCTGCATCTCTCCAATCTTTTGCTATTTCAAAACCTTTTTCACCTAATGCACTTATGACTTTTCCTAAAGGATTAACTGTATTAGCTGATGAAATATCTGTTGTTATTGTTCCTCTTGATTGATATCTTGGTAATCTTGCCATTATGCTATTCCTTTCATTACACTTTGTAATTGAGTAACATTAGGTGTCGTTGCTGTTCTAGAAAATATACCTGCTTTTGATAATCCTGTCCCTGCACTAGCAACACTACCTAATAAAGAAGCTGTCCCTGCTGCTCTAGCTGCTCTACCTTGAGATATAAAGTTTTCTGCTTGTACTTTAGCATTAAACCCTATCATTTCTCTATCTAATTCTGCATTAGTCATAGAACGATTAAGATTCTCTAAATATGAACCTGTTAATGTTCCTCCACCTCTACCAGCCTCAGCTGTTGCTTGTCTTCTAATTCTTTCAGCTTCTTGTTGTTGTTGGAACTTAGCTATATTTCCTTTTGCTATTGAAATTCTAGCTTGTTGCTTTGCTATATCTTGCTGTGCTCTACCTTGTTGGAATTGCATTATTCCATCAGCTACTGAAGCTACTGCACTACCTATAGCTAACGCTGTTACTGCTGCCATTTAGTCCTCCTCTATCTCTACTTTTACTGCTAAACTTAATAAGTTCATTGGTAAAGGAAGTTCTTGTTTAATTTTTATTGTTGAATTTAAATTACTATCATTTGTAAAGTTTACTGTTACATCACCTGTATACAATGGATTAGGTTTACCCATTTCAAGATTCCATCTTCTTTCAAAAACATCTTCATCAAAACTACCACCTTCTATCTCAATCCACATAGTATCTATAACTTTTAATACACCTTTAACTGGACGTTTTAATTGTCCTTGACTTGTACCAAAACTCTGTGTTTGTACTGCTATAGGCATAGTTTCTACTTCTGCAGTATATCCTAATCCTATAATAATATCATAACCAGGTTTAGTTAAGGTTATTTCTCCACCAGAAACTGTCTGTTCTTCTTCTACAGCACCATCTCTTAATATCTGTACTGTCTTACCTTCTAAATAATCTAAATCATCTATAGTTGTCTTAGAAATAGCCCATTCTGTTGAATCAATATCTGTTCCTGAATAATCTACTTCTACTACTGTACTGCTTGTAAATGAGGTAATCTCTAAATCTAAATTATTAACTTCTATAAATTCTCCTACCATATCACTTGTAAATACTGCACTTCCAGCTGTTGCTGTAGTTCCTACAATATCTAGTTGTATAGTTTGATTTCCATTATATACTGATGCAGAATCACAGAATATTCCTGTCTGTAAGTCTGTTTTTCTAGGTTTAGTAAATAATTCTATATATTGTTTAGTGCTACCATCAATCTCTCTTTGCACTATTACATAAGTATCATCCCAGAATTGTGCATCATTTGGTACGGAGGCAACGCTAATGAAATCACCATCAGTTTCATGAGGAGATAAAGCAGAAACATCTTGTGCTATTACTCTCGTCAACGTTGCCATATCACCATTTTCTAATACTTGATATAATACATTATCTTCAGTTTCTTGAATACTCATTTCTTTTATTCCAGATACTAATACATCTTCATTTAACATACTCACTTCTGCTGTTTGATAACCTTCTACTTCCCATGAATATTTAAATTCCATAAGCTTTTCACCAGCTCTTTGAGGATAGTATATAAAGTCTCCTATTCTTACAGCTTGTACTCCTGAAGAACCTATATTTGATTGTTGGTATGATGTTATATTTTCTGTTGTAATAGCTTCTCTATTAGAACCAGAGTTAACAATAAAATTACCACCAGCTGTAAAAGCTGCTAAATCTCTACCATTCACTAAACTTCTTATTTCATTAAATTTATTACTTGGTAATTCTATTTCTACAGATTCTTCTTTATCAAAATTATTATAAACAAATACTTCTGAACCCCATACTGTTTGTGGTTGGTTTTCTGTATTTGCAAACCATAATCTACTATTTGAGAATGCTACGGCTTTAGGATAACCTTGAACATCACTCCATGCACCTTCAGCCCATATAGTTGTGGCTGTTGCATCTTTTAATTCTTTTGTTACTACTGCATCTACTACTGTTGTAGAAGTAAATCCAGTTATTTGAACAACACCTTGAACAAGCACATCATCAACTAATTTCTTAACATTTATACTCCAAAAAGAGCCAACATGTCCTGATTCAAATATAGGGTCACTTGCTGTTAATGTAATTGTTCCAGTTGTCGCACTAGGTGTTATTGTTGTTGTACTTGTATTCTCTAATAAGAATGGACCATCCTGAAAATCTAAGTCTTCATAAGTCCAATTTGTATCTGATATTCTACTTAATGTTTTTGGTGAATCTGAACCAATAGCTAAAAATAAAACATCATTACTTTGTGTAAATTTTAAATTAGTTACATCATCTGCTGTTAAAGTATTTACTACTTCATAAGGTGTATCAGGTGCTGTTTCTATAATAGCACCATCCTTATAAAATCTAAAATATCCTACTCCAACTTCAATTATATATGTATCACTTACAGAGAATGCAAATGGTAATAATCTAGTTGTTCCTGTTGTCTTTGTTTCATTTATATATAGTGTACCTGGTCTTTTAAATACACCACCAAATGGTCTTGTCATGCAATTCTTTAATAGTCTTGCACCTTTAGTATATGCGGCAGTATCTGTTCTGCCTTCCATCCATTCACATAATTGACCTGCTGTAAATGTATTTATTAAAAGATTAGTACGCATTTCCTATATCCACCATATCATTTGTTACTTGTTCTGGAACTTCTTGTAATACATCTGAACCTATAGTATCAGGTAATACCACTTGATAATAAACTTGAGTTAGTCTATCTTCTCTTTTAGTTGAAGTTGTTAATATATAACAACATTCTAATGCTAATAGATAACTAATACATTTACCAAATCCTATACTCCATTTACTTATATCATCAACATATTGATTACTTACATATTTAAGTGTTAATTCTTCTGTGTTACTATAAATTCTATCTCCCTGCACTTTAACTCTTAGGGTCTTATCTCCAATAGGTGCTAATACACGTATACAATCTGATGGAAATAGATATACACTTGTATAATCTGTAATTCCTGTTTCTTCTAATTTTGCAATTCTTTGTTCTTTAATACAAAAATGCCATGGTAATGTATTCATTAACTCAGGCACTACTAATTCCCAAGCTGCATTCATAGCTAGAGTTCTTTTATTTTCTTCTTCATCTGAACTGATTGAGTTCTGTCCTAATAGATTTAATGCTCTATTTATTATTTTTACTTTATCTAACATATTTATTGCCTCTTCTTGATTTAAAATAAGAGGCGAGCGAACCCGCCCCTATTTTAAGTTTACATAATTTTAATTATGCACTAGCTGCTGTTATTGTTACTTCAACAACTCTTTCTTCTTCTAAACGAGTAGCACCTAAGTTTAACTCATAATAGATTTGTTGAGCATAAGATTTATCAGCTCTTTCGTCAATTTTAACGTAAGGAGTTTCATTTAATCCTAATACAACACCATCTTTTTGGAAGAAGTAACACTTACCAGCAGTTGCTGCTGTTGTTGAAATCCATTCGAATCCCATCCAAGTGTTAAATTCACCTCTGATTAAAGCTTTAATTGAGTTATAATCAGTAGATGTAAGAGTAGTATCTCTTAACATTTCATTAAGGTCAGTAGGGTTAATCATAACCATTCTGCCTTCAGCTGGAACGTCAGCTGCATCTAGTTTTGTTTTAACATCAACAATAAAGTCTGTGTCTAAAACTTCACCAGCTACTGTAGCTAGTTTTTGAGCTGCTGGTAATGCTACTGTAGTACCACCATCAACACCTGAGAAAGCATTTCCACCTAAAGCATTATAAACTGCTAAGTCTATTTCTTTACCATAAGAAGCAACTGCTGCTTGAACCCAAGGAGAAGTAACTTCAACTACTGTTTTAAGTTCTTCATCTCTAGCAAGAATTCTTGTATCATGTTTTGTTACCATTGTACAAGTTCTTCTTGAATAATCTGGGTCATTTTCTGGAGTAGATACAACACCTTGCGATTTTGTAGCCATTGTCCATTTTCCGATTCTTTCTTGTGTGAATTTGTTTCCTTTAATGCTAGGTTTTAGCATTACTTTACTCATCATTACTGATGCTTTTTGTCTAGCTAACATCATTATGTTATCACTAAACTCTTTTGCGTATATATTTACTGCACTGTCTGCCATTGTTTTATCCTTTCTAAGATAATTGGTTTATTTAATTTTCTAAGAAAGCTTGTCCTTATTATAGGGGCTTGTAATTTTTATTGTCGGGGGCGACTAGGCTTGTCCCTGATAAGAATACTATTAAGAATTCTCCATTGCTAAATAAGCTCTATACTTTTCAATTACAGCATTATGTTCTGGATGTAATTGATTAGTATATGCATCACTTTGCATAAGCTTAAGCTTTTCAGCTGAAGCCTCTTGAGGAGATAAAGCTCCTCCTTTAGGAGTTTCACCTAAACTAGTTTCACCAAATGATTTACTTAATTTAACTAAATCTTTAACGAAATTAGGATTATTTGCTAAGTCAGTTCCTTTTAAACTAGGAAAATGACCTTCAAATATTTTATTTGCAGCTTGCATATTAGCTTCATATGCTGCTCCAAATTCTTTTCTTAATGCAACTTTAGCTTGATTAACTTGTTCGCTAACCTGCTCTTGTGTTTGTGCATTATTATTTATAATATCTTCTTTATAGAAATTTAAGATACCTTCTACTTGTGAAGGAGTCATTCTTAACTCTCTAGCTACTTTTGAAAATTCTTCTACAGGTATTACTGTATCAATTCCATCTTCACTTAAATCTATATCTTTTAAATCATATCCTGCTGCTGTTTCTGGCATTCCTAATTTAGAGAATAACTCATCCATTTGTGAATCATAGTTTTCTCCTTCTTTAGGTAATACTACTTTATCAGAACCAAGCATCTTTGATAATTCTGTATAACTTTTTGCTAACCCATTAATATCTTTAAATTTACTAATATTCGGGTCATCTTTATATGCCGCATCTAAATTGTCTAGAAACCCATTTGTTGGTGTTTCTGTAGGTGTAACATCTGGTGTATCTACTGTATCAGTATCTACAACTTCAGTTTTTGTATTGTTTTCTTCAGCCATTCTATATCTCCATTTTGTTCTAATAGTGCAATCAACTCTTCATCTTTTAATTCATAAAAGCTTCTTAATGTTAATGCAATATCTCGTTTTGCTTCACGTACGATAAGTTCATCAGTGTCCCCATCCCACATACCTTTGTGTATATAGCACATCTCATCTAAAAAATCTAATTGATTAGAATTTAATGTACAATATTCTTTTAATTTAGCTACCGCTTCCTTGTTGTCCATTGTCTATCTCCTGAGCTTGTTGAGCCATATTCATTCCCTCTTGTACAGCAGCAACTTCTTCTTGCTGTTGTTGAGCTTGTAATCTAGCTTCTCTAATTTCCTGAACTTTCTCTGGTGTTCTAAAGATTCTAGTTGTTGCACCAGAAACATCTCCTACTTCTCTAATAGTAACATCAGGGTCGATATTATCTATTACTTCAGGAGTAACCTGAGACATCTGTCCAGCTGTAGATAATACTGCATTAATAGATTGTAATTCATTATTTCTTTGTGCTTTTGCTAAAGGTGAAATAAATTCAATCTTATATTCAAAACCATCACCTAATTCTGTTGGTGGTTCTGGCAGTTTACCTCTTCTAGCTAATATAGCTAGACTTCTTGATATAACGTTCCCTGCAAACTCTTCCTGGAATCTTCCAACTGCTGGTCCTAATAAAACCATCTTTTCTGCGATAAGCTCGCTAACTTCGAGATTGTGCATACGTTTAGTTACATCACCAAGTGCTACTATAGCCTTGTTAAATAATCCATCTTTCAATGAATCTGACCAGTAATTTACTAACCAATCAGCAGGTGCTAATTGTGAATTTGTACGTATAGGAGTCATTTTTTCATCACCTTTACGATACAGTAATTTACCTGGATTTAAATCTATTTTACCTACATAAGCATTTAAAGGAACATCTATTGGTCCATCTATAGCCATACTCATTGCTCTTAATGAGATTTTTAATGTTTGATTTAATTGTTTAGCAGATTTTAAACTCATCATACATGGAGAATATCCATAAGGAGTTTGTTTTCTTTTATAAAATCTATGATATGCAAAAGGAGATTCTAAGAACCCACCTTCTTGTACTATATTTCTTTCATCCACTTCAATCCAATAAGAAGCTATAGGCATATTTCTTGAATCTTGTTTAGATTCATCCCTTATATCTCTTGGGCAAACATGGAATATAAATTCATATTTTGTATCTGATGCAGATGATTTATTATATTCATCTTGTATAACTCTAGATACATTTTCTATACCAAATCTACTTACTGCTTGATATGCAGTATATCTATATCTAATCCACCATCTATCTATTTTACCTCTAGCATTTTCTTGCCAGAATATATCTTTAATAGGAATACTATTAAATCTTAAATCTTCTTCTTCATCTTCTTCTATATACATACAAGCAGAACCATAACATGCAGATTCTGCATAGAAATCATCCTGTTCTGTATCAAAGTTCGTATTTGAAATTGCTGCTCTTAATGTAATTTCTAATTCTTCTATAAAAGCTTGTACCTTAGCATTATTCGCTAATTTTCTATCTTTTACTTTTAATGCAAACCAATTTTGTGTTGGTCCTGTTAAAAATGAATGTAATCCAGCTGATAATACTTGTAGTGCTTGAAAAGGCTCATCTGTATATTGGCACTTTCTATCTACTTTAGCATCCGCTGGAGACTCAGACTGTATCTCATCTGATTGAGGAAAGAATATATCTCTTAACTCATCCCAGTTAGCTTCCATAGGCATACGAGATGTCTTTATTGTCTGATAATCTTTAACTATTTGTTTTGCATTGGCTTCCATACGTATTTCCTTTCAAGGTCTACTAAACCAAGTTTATTATATAATTCAAATATTCTATCTCCTGCATCTGCCATACATCCCATTATTAACCCATCCAAACCAGCGTCAACTACAAATCGTTTAACTGCTTTAATTAAAGGAACTGAATAAGCTCCACAATCTGGTCTAAATACAAATAAACATTCATTAAAGAATCTCTCTTTGTTTAAAGTTGGTGTATCAACAAATCCTGCTAATATTCCTAATATCTTACCTTCCTTCTCATATACAAAGCATGCAGAGTTAGGGTCTTGTAATATATGGTCAGCAAGAGCATTTATTGAATCTTTGTTAGGTTCACCTAATATAAGGTCTCCTACATGTTCTATATGATAATTTGCTAATTCTAATATCTCCTCTTTATCTTTTATAGTAGCAATTCTTATCATATTTCTATCCTAATAACTTAGCTCTTTCTTCTGTACTAGATAATAGAGTTGATTGCTCTTGTATTCTTCCAGAACGTAATTGTTGTTTTTTTCTTGTTTTCACTTCAGCTTCTTCAGGAGTTGGTTCCTTTGGTATTGCTGGTGCTTTTGGTTTACTAAATATTCCACCCATAATTTTATTCCTCTTCTTTTTTAACTTTATCGCCAATTTTTAATTCTAAATCTTTTCCATCTTTAATAACATTACCCATTTGGACTTTTTCTCCTCCTGAAGTAATATCAACATCTTTAGGAGTAAGAATCTTTAAAATATCAATCATAGGTCTAACATCACCTTTTTCAGCCAAGTCTACAATCTTATCCATAGCCTTACTTACTCCATCACCTTTAGTAATATCAAAAAACATATCATCCTTTAAAGCTTTTCTCTGATGATATCTTTTAATACCTGCATTAATTTTATCTTGAATCTCATGTCTATTCTCAGAATTTATTCTTCCAATATTACCCATCCATTCCTCACTCTTCTGCCATTCGGTATTACCTTTGACAAATCTACCTTTGTTATCTCTTTGTCCTTCTTCGCTCATATTATACTATCCTATATTCTGTTTGCAATTGTGCTTGGTTATCAAATGTAAGCTTATCAATCCCCCAAACTGCCATACTACACATATCTGCAAAGTCAGGAGAACGCTGAATCTCTTTCTTTATCTTAGATTTAGATGTTATAATCTTACGTCCATCACTTCTAACTTCATAAGACATTACCTCTAAATCCTTCAAAATACGACTGTCAGTGATTTTAATCTCACCTTTTTCTAATAAGTCTCTAGTCATAAAGTAAGCTTCTGCTCTAGTATTAAAACTTTCTTTCTTATTAGATTTACGTGCACCTTTAAAATCAAACACTGGAGAACCTAGTTCACAAAGTCTATCATAAACTCCTTCTCCAATTCCAGTCGCATCTATAACTATTAAGTCAGGTTGATACTTGTGTTTTAAATCTTGTATTCTACCTGTAGTTTCCATTAAGTTCTTTACATCCCATGTATGCACTTTACTTAATTCATATCTAGTAGGGCTCTTCCACTCCAATAAACCTGCAACTGTTAAGTCCCCACCACCATTAGCTATATCCACAGCTAAAATAGAGCCCTTAGTCTGATTACATCCAAAAAATTCTACTGCTTGTGCATTATCTAAATCCTCTGAACTAAATACCATTAATTCACCATGAGCTAATGGTTGTCCAAGCCAGATATGATTATAATCCAACTCAGAACGTTCTTTACAGTCCATTGCTTCATTAATTAATTCTTTCGGGCAGTACTTATTTTCATTATAGTTTATTGTTATAGATAAGCAATCATCCCTTAAATCATTATCAATAAAGACTGGGTCAAACCTTGTCTTTCTATTCATAGTAAAGATTAACATACTGTTACTCTTACGAATAGTAGGATTTACAATATCAAGAGTCTCCTTAGTAATAGTCTCTGCTTCATCAATCCAAAGGATGTCAACACCTTCTAAACCTTTAATATTAGCACGACCCTGGTCCCTAAACCCTTTAAATCCTATAGCACTCTTAGTTTCGTTACATTCTATCTTATTTGCATAAACTGTAAAGTCTAAGTTATATTGTTCTATTAAATCACAAAAAACAGTATAAACTGATTCTTGTATAGAAGATTGTAGTTCACGTCCACATACTATTCTAACTTTTCTCTTACTAGCGACCCAGAGAAGCAACCTAGCTACTGCTTGTGTTTTCCCTCCGCCACGTCCACCTGTTAGTAGCATTCTACGGAAATTATTAAATTCAAACACAATAGGTAATAATTTCTCTGGGATATCTAGTATTTTAGGTAATTGAACCTGCACTATCTTCTCCTCTTAATCTTCTTAATATATCAGCTACATCCATCATCATTCTACTACAATGTTCAAAGTCTTCAGGTGTGGAACAATCAACAAAATCTATTCCCTGCACCTTAAATGAATTTAAATTACAGTCAAATACTACTGTAGCTTCAAAGTTCTCTCTCTTATATTTAGCTTCTAATGTACGGAACATACTAGTCTCTAAACTGCTTCTCAGCACATAAATCACAGACAAATACCTTCTTATAGTAGTATTTACCTTTTACAGTAGTACCATTGCTTAAATGTGTATCAGGGTGTCTAAATGTCTGTATATATGAAAATACAAAGGCATCCTCACCTTTTATCTTATGAGGACACTTAGGCTCTTCTGTAACAGCCTCACCTTTAACTGCATCAGATTCAATAATCTCTACAGTCTCTTTTGTTTCGTAAAATTCTTCTATATCAGCTTTAGTTGTCTTATTATTTACAATCATTCCATCTAATTCTGCTTGTTTTTTCTTTTCTTGAAAACTCATTTTTTTAATCTCCTATTAAAAGTTTATTTCTAAGTTTTACCATGGTTTGAGACGGCTGTCAAGGGCCTTCCTTAGTTTGCACGGAAATAATTTAATTAATCTTATTAAAAAAAAGAATAACCTATTATCAATAACTTAGTAAAAATATGAAACTTTTTCCGTACAAAGTGAGAAAAGCTCTTGACAAAGTAAAATAAAAGTGCTATATTACCTTTATGTCCAAATAAAAGAGGTTTTCGACCTGGGTTTAGAAACCAAACACGTAACTTGAATAATAGTAGAGTGAACCTCAGACATAAGAACCAGGTAAATGAGTATGCAGGTGAAGAGCCTGGACATACACTAGTTATAACTATCTCACTTAGTTTTAACTATACCATTATCATTCGGGAATGCATCGAAGAGCTAGGTAAGCCACTCAGGGTTTCGGATAATCGCCAGGAGTACATTAGATGTAGTGAGAGTTACTAAGTATAAACTCAGTTTAGCAGAAGTAATAATTCTCCATTATGAGCACCATTACGCCTTTTTTATAGGCTATCTCTCATAGGGGGGAATTGAAAACTAGTAAAATCTAGATTAGCAGGTATAATATATGAAGGAATATACAGTATATACAAGATTCCGTAAACCATACAAGGTTAACGGAGATTCAATAATTATCAATAACAAATTCTTAATTATTTACTATAATGGATTTATCCAATGTATGTTTAAAGTAAAAGATATTATCAAAATACTATAAATAACCTATAATCATATAACTAATTTAAGCAAAATTGTATTCAATTAAAGGTACTATAATACCATCACCTCTCTCTAAAAGGAGAGTTTTTTTATGCCAGATATTCTGAAAATCACTGTAGAAAAGGGTACCCCTCCTCTTTTAAAGGAAAGACCGCCGAAAGAGCCGAATTTTCAGCACAGATGCATTTTGAATGGTATATATATATTACGCCCCGCTTGGGGGACTTTGCCTTTAATATATAGGCACTAACGATTACAGCGTATATGTAACCTATTCAGTGTAGACATGGTAAACACTACACAAGCCATTGAATCTATTGCATAAATGAGTGATAATTGTATAGTTATCCACAGGTATATATACTTATCCACAGGTTATCCACAGGCTAATGAAGTTATCCACAATTTATACATGGATTCTCAGGCTCATAATTTATTTTATGCGTATAATTCCATGAAGAATAACACGAGAGAGACATCATTCTGCTTAATTTTTAAGCATTCCGTGTAGAATAAGTGTTGCATAAATGACACACTCTTACATTCTTTACTCACATTATAGTCTTTCTCTGCACTATATGGATTAATTACCTTTATTAAATATGCCTATTATTTAAGCATAATCTCCTTTATTTTCCTATTTCCTTAATATTGCGATATAGCTTTAACTCTCTTTTAAGCCCTCTCTAATACATTGTATATAAAATAGTATATTAGTATTATTTTCTTTTCTCTACACTACAGCCCTCTTAAAATGTATTATTAATAAAACATTATATCTTGCACTTTATCTTGTATAAGGTGCATTTTTTATTGACAAATCTTTATATATATGTTATAGAATAAGTAGGAGGACAGCTTATGAAAAAAGAGAAATACTCATATAATAGAAGAATACTAATAAAACTATTATCTTTATCAGTTAGTCGTGAGGTAATGACACAAGAACAGCTTATTATTATGCAGAGAGAGGGAAGTTTACCTGAAACATGGAATGTACATCATATACTCCCTAAGAAGTATGGAGGCGACAACTCTTTAGGTAATTTATGCATTATTCCTTATGATAAGCATATAGAACTATCAAAAGAATTAAATAAATTAAAACCTAAGTTCTTTAATAAGAAGAATTATCCATTTTTAAAAGATATATCTCGTAAATATGGAGGCATTTTATTAAAATATAATCGTTATCCTAATGCATATAAATACTTTAATATTTAACAAATATGAGTATATATTAACCATTTATTAATAATTTTTATTCCTTATTTCTCAGATACTTAACACGAAGTAAACGTTTTTTATAAAAAAATACTTGACAGAATAGTAAATATATGTTTAAATATGATTATAGCAATTAAACTATTATAGAAAGGATAAAATAAAATGAAAGCATATAATTTAATAAACGACAGAGGGAATATTGCAAATAATCAAATAGTGGTTGAACACAATAACGGCATAATTGATTTTGTGAGTTATGATTCACATATAGCAAGAATTAATAAAAAAGGAGACTTAATTTTTGGGAAAAATTGGGATTATTCAAAAACTACATTAAAGCATTTATATATATTTTTAAGACAACAAGGTTTATATAATTATAATGTATGTAAAAAGGGACTGCAAAAAGCTATTGATTGTAAACAAATTCAAGTTAATAATAAAATGTAAAGGAGAGAACTAAAATGATAACAAAAGAATTAATAACACAACTATCAAAATTAGATACTGAAAAAGATATTTATTTTCACTATGAACCTGGTATTGAGGTAAATAATATAAGTATTGGAATATTAAATATTAAAAACAATGATATATTTACAGGTTGGGATATATTAGATGTTAGTGCTGAATTTGATATTGATAAAAATGACTTAATAGAAGTAAATGTTATAACAATAGGAGGTTAATAAAATGATAAAATATATTAAAAGACTAATTAAAAGAAACTTAGTAGAGTTTACTGATTTAACTATAAAAGAAGCAGGAGAATTAATATAATGACGTTTGAAAGAATAAAAAATCCTAATTTATATAATAAACACTTTACAACTATAACAGATTGCGGTTATTTATCCTTTTCTAGTGCAATAGTTAAAGAGTTTAATATATATGAGTATGATTATTTAAATATATATTATAATACAGAGACTAAACAGATTGGATTACATTTAATAAAAGAGCAAGACAGTAATTCATATAAGTTAATAAATAGTAATTATAATCAAAGAGTAAATATTAATTATTTACTGCAAGAATATAAAATTAAAGACAAAGGGAGATTTAAAACCTATCAATTAGATGATATGATTATAATAGATTTAAACCAACAATTAAGAAAGGATTAAGATTATGAAAGAAGGACAAATGATTACATTTAACGGTCAGGAATGGCTAATAAAAGATGTAGATGAGGGAGTTTTAACTATAACAAATATAGATGAAACAAAGAAAATACATTTATCAGACTTAAAGGCTGAGCAGTTAATAGATGAATTACTAAATGATAGAGAGGTGAAAGATGAAACAAACTAAGCAACAATTGATAAAGAAACTTGAAGAATTACAAGATAAAAAAGAACGTTTATTATCTGAAAAACAAAGATTAGAAATAAAACTAAATGATACAATTCGTGCTAAAATAAATTTAAAACAAGAGATGGAGATGTTAAAACAAAATATGTCTAATGAAACTGGACAAAATATAGTTTTGAGACAACTATTTGATAGAATACAATCTTGCGAATTAAAAACTATATTAACTGAGAATGAAAGAATGGACAAAAGCTATGGACAATTTTGATAAAGAATTAGAGGCCTTATTAAAGGAAAATGATGAATATCTATCAGAAGACCAGAAAGAGGCTATTAAAGTGCAGGATAAAAGGGATTATATGAATGATTTCTTATGTAAAATAGAATTATAAAGGAGAAATAATATGAAAAAAAAATATAAAACATTTAAGGATTTAGAGTGGAATAAAAATATTAGTATATTCTCATATGAACCAAAAGAACGAGCAAGAATAGATTTTGATAATGAATATTCTATTTCTGTTATATATGGAGGTGGAGCTTATGGAGATAGAGAAAACCCTTATGAATGTGCTATCTGGAAAAATAATAAGTTATGTTACGACACTAATATAACAGACGATGTTATTGGTTATTGTAATGAAAAAAAAGTAACAAAAATAATGAAACAGATACAAAAATTAAAACAAGTAAAGGAGAAATAATATGACAAGTTTTAAAATAAAAAAAGGTATGAAAGAAGGGGAACATTATTTAATTTGTGGTATTTGTGGAAAGCCTGTAAGAAGTTTAGGGGGGCATATTGCAAGGGCACATAGTTTATCTATCAAAGAATATAAAGATATGTTTAAACTACCATATTCAAAGGGATTAGTTTGTAATGAATTACATAGCAATCTACATGATTCTGCTATTAATAGGATTAAAAGAGATGGTTTAACAGGTAAATTATATAATAAAGGACGTAAACAAAGTTACACAAAAAGAAAATGTTCTGAATATCATAAAGAGGTAAATATCAATAGATTAAAAAAATATCAACAAAATCATATAATAACAATAGAAGAAAGACAAGCTATATCTAAAAGAATGAAGGAATATATAAAACAACCAAACAGTAGCCATTTTTCAAAAACTGAAACATGTAAAAAAATATTAAATAATAATGCTCAATTATCAAAACACAAAGCATTATCAAAATATAATAAAATTATAGAGGAATATAAATCTTCTAATTATAAAAACATGAAAGTTTTCTGTAATGAAAATAATATTAATTATAAATCATTGATGAGTAAAAGAAGCCAATTAAGAAAAAGAGGAGAAATAAATGACTAAACCTAATTATTATGCAGTTATACCTGCACCAATACTATTTAATGAGAAATTATCTAATAATGCAAAGATAATGTTCGGAGTTATTGCAACTCTAACTAATCTTAATAAAGAATGTTACGCAACAGATGATTATTTCTCCAGGATATTAAATACCTCTAAACCTAGTGTGCAGCGTTGGTTGAAAGAACTAGAGGAAAATAATATAATAGATAGAAGATTAATATATAAAGAAGGGACAAAATCTATAGAGAAAAGGTATATTTATATTCAAGAATACGCCCAATCAAAAACAATAGAAGTCTCTAATCAAAAACAATTTACCCCTCCAATCAAAAATGATAGAGATAATACTAGTCTTACAGACAGTAATAATAATCTTACAGATAGTAAATATATATTTGAGGGTGATACAATAAAATTAACTGCAAAGGATTATGATGCACTTAAAAATATGTATTCTAATATTGATTTAGATTTTCACTTAAAGAAAGTGGATTTAGAGTTTATGCACGATAAACCTAAAAAGTGGTTTGTTGTATTATCTGCTAAGTTAAATTATCATAATACACAAGCAAAGAGTAAAGTTGAACAGCAACAGAACAATTATAATAGATTTTAAGGAGAAGAGATGTCAAAAAGAGAGAATAAATACTATGGAAGAAAGCAATATTTAGTTGAAGATAGATGCAAAACACTATCAGATGATAAATTAATTGCAGTTAGAAAGAGATTTAGAAAAGATATATACAATGGAAAGAAGACTATTAGGTTTTCAGGTGATTCAGATGAAACTATGACTCTATACAAAGTTGTTAGGATAATATACGATGAGTTAATGAGCAGAGGTTATAGTAGAAAAGAATTAGCTATCCCTAGAGGTGCTTATGATACATTTGAAGATGATGAAAATTTATTTTAATAAAAACTTGACAGAATAATAAATATATGCTATAAAAGAAAATAGGAGGATTAAATTATGGATATAGATGAAAAGATTGCAGTATTAGAAGAAGAATTAGAAAGAGTAAAATTTAAGAGAGAGTACTCTGATTCATGGGAACTTAGCTCACAGTTAAGTTCTCAACAGAGAGAATTAGAGGGAGATATATATACATTAAAGAGACAGAAAGAAGAGGGTAAATAAAATGAAAGAATTTTTAATGAGTGCTATTTTAGTGATGTTATTTTTAATATTTATGATATTGATTAGAACATCTGATGATATAAACCACATAGCTAATAATATGTTTTTAGAAGAAACAGTACAAGAGATAGAACCTATATCAATAAGTATAAAAGAATTAAAAGAAATAGGGATAGGAAAATGATTAAATGGATAATAGAAATATATAAAGACATATTCGGAGAATCTATAGAAGATTACTATGATAGGGAAGGATACTAGAATGACTAAAATAAAACCAGACTTATTTAATACATCAGCTGAACTTAAAAGTTTACAAGAACTAGAAAACTTATTAGTAGCTTTGAATATAGGAGTAATAACAATAGATGAAGGTATAGAATATTTTGAAAGAAAAAATAAAGCAAGAGATGAAGAGCTTGATATTAAAAGAGATGTTGAACAAATGAAACGAATAGAAAAACTTAATATGTAGGAGGATGTTATGGTTCAATATGTAAAAGGAATAAGCAGGAATAAACCTAAAAAAGAAGAAAAGATAAGGGGTTGTATAGTAACTGATAATGGTTTTATGTGTTCAAGAAAAGGTATGTCTAAAGAAGCTTTTGAAAAGAATAAAAAAATCATAGATGAATTTGTTAAAAAATTAGAGGAGAAAGAAAATGGATAAATATATAATAGAATGTGAAAATTGTGGAAATAAACTAACAGTTTCAAATAATGTTTTAATGACAACATGTGATAAATGTGGAAGAATTATGACAAGTCTAAATGAAGAAGGTAAACAAACATTTGAAGATAAGTTATATTAACATGTACGGTTATCATTTATACAGAAGACTAACAGACTGGTTAATTTAAACAATAGGAGGTAAATATGGAATTTGTACACAAAAAAGTAACTAATATTAAGCCTAAGTACTTAGATGAGTATAACCATATATACTTTATGATAAGTACAAGTAAGATAACACTAGAAGAAGCCTTAATTAGGGTAAAAGAACTAGCTGAAACTAAGAGAGTTAAGCTTGGAATCACAAAGGATAATAAAAGTAAAAGATTGGAGAAAGAATAATGATTTATACAGCAATAGCACTACTTATAATATATTTTATTTTTTTTAGATTTAAGAAAGATATATATTTTAATTTTCACAGCGGGAATAGTGTTTTAATAGGTTATGTAACTATAGAAAAAGACCCTATTGATATACTCGGTCTATCTTGTCTTTGGGAATGTAGAATACCAGATAGATATTTATATAAAAGTATTTATTTTATACCTAAAGGTACTACTATTATGAGTTATAGAGGGTGTAGAAGAAAATTCAGAAAAGATATAGTAAAAAGATTGCAAGAATCAGATGTAATTTTTAATGTTAAATAACAAAGGATAAGAAGGAGAATAAATATGAAGTGGATTGACGTTAAAAAAGAAAAACCTATAGAAGATGAAGCCATATACCTAAAAGGAATAAAACAATCAGAAAGTTTTGTAGATATATTTGCAGATGTTTTGAAAGGAGTAGGGGAAGAAGTTGTTTGTTTTGGGTATTATAATAAAGAAATAGGTTTTATAGCAAATGGGTTAATAGATATAACACATTGGACATATATTAACAACAATAAAGAAGAGGTGTAAGTATGAGTAAATTTATAGGCACAATACATGATAAAGAAAATAGAAAATGGTTTGATTTTTATTTTGATTTAGGTAATTACAAAGATGGTTTAAGTCCTCATAGTTTTGTAACTATTCGTACATCTAGTTACTCAAAAATAGATACAAACCAACAAAAAGGAGAAGTAGAATATGAGTGAATTATTAACAGTTGAAGAAATAGAAACACAAATTATATTTTGGCATCAAAAGATGTTAAAAACAAAACAAATAGATGCTAAAGAAAGTTATGCAATTAAAGAAATTGAATGGAGGAATATACTTAAATATGCAGAAAGAATACAAGAACAACAAGAAACAATAGATATGCTAAAACAATCTGAACAAAATGCTAAAGAACATGCTGATGACTTTGCTGTTGATTGTAAAAGACTAGAAGAAGAACTTAAATCTAAAAACGAAACAATAGATAAGTATTCTAAATTATTAAAAAGAGATATAGGGTTAATCGATGATTGGCGTAAGGTGTCTGAGGAACTTCCTGAACCAGGAGAATATAATGGTTATTTTGAAAAGTATGGCACTATGCAAGTATGCTATAATAGTGGGGTATGGTTTAATAAATTTGGTGTAGAAGATAATCCTACCCACTGGAAACCAATTAAAGCTCCTAAGGAGGAATAGATTATGGCTTGTTTGAAAGATATGAAGTTTTATTGTATTGATATATCAAATAGAAATAAACTATGTGTACATTCAGGAGAAGATTGGGAATGGTCTTTGAATTTATATAAAACAAATCTTATATTCACAACACTAGAAGAAGCAGAAGCTAAGTTAAAGGAAATGAAAGGAGAGTAGATATGGAAGAAGAAGAAATAAAAATAAATCATATACCTGATATAAGCCGTTATAATAGTAATTATTATACTTTTATTGGATTTAGTGATGAATTTAATATAGTTCATGAAGAATGTTCTGATTTATGGAACGGAGAATCTATATACAGAATTGGTATTATAAAATGTAGAGAAATGAAATGGCTTGATAAATGGTTTATGTTAAATGATAGTGAAATAACTAAAGTTACAAAAGATAGTTTTAAAGATTTAGAAATTAAAGATAGTTATATATGGACTTAAAGGATTAAACAATGGGAAAGAAAAAACATAGTAACTCTAATCCTAGATGGGCTAATGAGATAAAGACTACACATAAGGGTCTTTGTCCTAATAAAAAGTACAAGATTAAAGCTAAAGAAGATAAACAACAAATAAGATTGGAGATAAGATGAAAGATTTTAAGATAAATATATTAGGATGTGTATGGGATGTTAAATATGTAGAACATAACAACCCTGTATTAGATGGGAATAGAGGATTTTGTGTATATAGAAAAGACTCAATATATATAGATAAAACATTGAGTAAACAACAATTAGAACATACATTATATCACGAATTAACTCATGCCTTATTAGCAGAGAGTGGATTTAATATAGATTGTAAAGACGCTTTAGGAAATTATTATGAACATTTTGTAGATTCATTAAGTAAATGTATTAGAAGTTGTATGAAATTAAAGAAATAGAAAAACAAATAAAGGAGAAACAAAATGATAAGAAAAGTTAAAGAAATAAAAAAACTTACTACTAGAGAACTAACAGAAAAAGAATTATTTCTAGTAAATAAACAAATTAGAACAGCACCTAAATGTGCAGGACATGCTCTAAGAAGTAAGGCTGAAAAGCTAAGAAACAAATTAAATTTAAGTTAATTTTTTTCTTGACATTTTTAATTAAGTATGCTAAGTAATAGATATATAAAGATATAAGGGTAGATGAACATAAATATAAAAGCCTCCTTTCTGCGTCTACCCTTTTCCCTTAGGAGGTTGGGATAAGTTACACTATATTGTAGGAGGTAATAGTGCAAAATAAATTAGATAATTTAGGGATTACATTAAGAAAAACAGGTCGTCAAGTTTGTCCTAAATGTAGTCATACTAGAAAAAACAAGACTGATAAATGTCTACAAGTTACATATAAAGATGATTGTGTATTATATAACTGCCATAACTTTGGATGTGGATTTACAGGGATAGTATCAGATAAGAAATATAACTTTGAAATACAACCTAAAGTATACAAAAAACCTCTTCCAGCTAAGGAAGTTTCAGATAAAGAAAAAGTATATAAATACTTTGAATCAAGAGGGATAAAGCGAGAGACAACGCAACTCTTTAATATAGGATATAATGGTTCTGAAATAATATTCCCATATTATAAGCATGGAGAGTTAGTAAATAATAAATATCGTACAGCTAATAAAACATTTAGACAAGAAGCAGAGTCAGAGAAAACTCTTTTTGGTATGGATATCTGTACTAATTTAGTAGCTGATACTGAGGACTATACATTAACTATAGTTGAAGGTGAATTTGACGCTATGAGTTTTATACAAGCAGGTATTCCTGCAGTTAGTATACCTCAAGGTGCAAGTGATAATAAATTAGAATGTATATCTAATTGCTTTGATTTTATTTCTGCATTTGATAATATAGTTATTGCAGTAGATGCTGATAAAGCTGGAGATAATATTAAAGAAGTATTACTAGAGAGATTTAATAAAAGTAAAGCTTGTTATGTTATAGACTGGAGTAAATATGATTCTAAAGATGCTAATGATGCACTAATAAAAGGTGGTATTGACTTATTACAGAAAGCTTATTCTGAAAGAGAACACGTTCCAATTAAAGGGTTAGTGAATTTAGAATTACAAAGAGAGAGTATTAGAAAGTTTATCTTCTCAGATTATAATAAAGGATTATCAACTGGTTGGAGTAACTTAGATAACATTATAAATGTAGTAGAAGATGGTGCTTTAGCAGTTGTTACAGGTTATCCTGGTAGAGGTAAATCAACCTTTGTTGATAACTTATTATATAACCTTAGTGTAAACGAAAACTGGAAACATTTAGTATGTTCTTTTGAGACTACAGTAGAGAGACATGTAGCTAACTTTATACAAATGCATACAGGTAAGAGTGCTAAAACTCAAGGAGATTATGCAATAAAAGAAGATGAATTTAATGATTCAATAGACTACTTCTCTAATAAGTTATTCTTATATGATACAGATGAAAGTTTATCTATAGATGATATAATAGAATTAGCTAAATATGCAGTAGAAAGATATGGAGTTAAATCTTTAACTATTGACCCTTATAATAGAATTAAAAGAAATATAGGAGATAGAGAAGATTTATTTATTGGTGAGATGTTGGCTAAACTAGCTTTCTTTGCTAAACAGTATGGTATATTAGTTATCTTTATTGCACATCCTAAGAAGACTTTTGATACATCTGTTATTCCTACAGGTTATGATATATCAGGTTCTGCTGACTGGGTTAATATGGCTGACTATTTATTATCAGTACATAGAGATAAGAATAAAGATACAGGAAGATATATAGGTAATACTATATTACAAGTACAGAAAGTAAAGTCTGAACATCATGGAGACCCATCAGGTGGAACAGTAGAGTTTAATATGTTTAGAAATAGATTAAAGGAGATATAATATGATTAAAATACCAGAAGAAAAAAAAGGAAAATATGTTCAATTTAATGTTTTCCCAGAATTTAATTTAAAAGTAGGTGGTTTACTTTATTTAATGAAAGCAACTTATACTTGGGAAGAATTAGAAGGTAAAACAGAATTAACAGAAGAAGAAGTTAGATTAAGAGCAGAACAACAAATAGAAGATGAAAAGAAGAAGAATAAAGAATGTAAAAGAAGTAAAATAAAAGAAAAATTACATAGGTATTCTAAACTATATGGTGGAGATTTAATATTAATGGTATTAAAAGATTGGGATATAATAGATTTAAGAGAATACGATGATAATGTTGACTGGTATAATAATTTTAATGAATTTAGTTATTATGTAGAACAATGGGAGTCTGGTGGTTATGCTGATATACTAACAGAATTGATAGAAGATAAAGTAGTGGAATTTAAGCAATTAAGTAATGGTAAAGCAGTATATAAATTTATAGGAGAATAGAATGAAGAATCATAGATTAGATATAGAGAATATTATAACATTTTTATTTAACCCAAATGTAGATACTAAGGAGAAGTCAAAAGTATCTAGGATTATATTAGATGCAGATAATAGAGTATTAACTATAGATGATTTAGAATTCTGGGAACACCCTAATAGAACTTTAGACTCTGAATTATTAGAGGAAACTTTAGTATTCTTCCCTAATGGTTATGGAGTTAATATAACTAAGCTAGATAACAAAGAATATCCTTATCATATATTAAGAATCAGAAGAGATAGATTTGAGTTTACAGAACATTGTAACTTAAAGAAGTATGATATAAGATGTAAGAATAAGGGAGAAGTTAACAAAGAGTTAGCTAAATTACAGAAGAGATTAAGATATAGAAGTGGATTACAGGTAATTAGAAATATATTAAACTACTTAGATACACTAGAAGTAACAATGAAAGGAAAGTAAGATGAATTATTTTAGAGAAGATGAATTTAATATGGATGGCAAACCTTGTTTTGAGTTTATGAATCCTGTAATATTAAGTGCAATAGACGAATTAAGACATATAGTAGGTAAACCATTTAGGATTAATTCTAGTTATAGAGATAAAAAGTATAATGAATATGTTGGAGGTAGTAAACACTCACAACATTTATTAGGTAATGCAGTTGATATATCTACTAGAGGAATGAATGCTGAAGATAAAGCTAATCTAGTTAGAGAAGCTTTAAATAAAGGATTATCAGTAGGGATATATAAAACATTTATTCATTTAGATTGTCGTGCAAGTCAATCAGTATTATGGTGGGGTTAATATGAATTATATAGATAAATTATTAGAAGAAGCAGAAAATAGAAAAAAGGAAATTGAGATTGTAAAAGAATATACAGAAAGTAATTTTCAACCTAAAGATGGTGAGTTTTTTTGGAATTTAGAATTTGAGATTGAATCATTAAATAAAGAAATACACGAACTTAAACTACTTAAAGCTCAAGGTCAAATAATTATAGATGGATTAAAGGGAGATAAAAAGCATGTCAAATATAAAGAGAATTAAAGTATCAATAGTAGCTTATATGGATAATGAATTACCACCAACTATCAAAGACTTATTTAATAAAGCAGATAAGCCAGAGAATATAGATGTATATAT